CTCTGGAATACTGGATGGAAGACCCGACGCATACCAGCGTCATCATGGCCTCAACCACCAAACAGGCTTTGGCTCGCCGAATCTGGTACTACGTTCAGGATCTCCATTCGAAAATCCCGCCCGAGGCAGGGAACAAGGGAGACCCCGTCTATTCTGAATATCTGATACGCTGGCGTATCGGAGACAAGAAAAACGGCATATTTGGCCTGGCCGTGGAAGACGGACCAGTAGAGGAGGCCATTCATAACCTCATCGGGTTTCATAATAGACGGGTGGCGCTGATCGTAGACGAGGCGCCAGGAGTGCGAGAAGCAATATTTGGTGCCTGCGACAACCTTTCGAAGAACCCGGAGTTCAAGGCGTTGATGATGGGCAACGCTGAATCACGCGAAGATCCGCATGGCCGGTTCTCGGAACCTCTGGGGGGATGGCAGGAAATAGACCCGGAAATAGACCGCGAATGGGAAACACAAGGCGCGATGGCCCGAGGCAACGGCGTCTGCGTTTTCTTCGATGGTCGCAAATCTCCGGCTATCACCGAGCCGGACGGGAAGGAGAAGTTCCCTTTCCTGATCAACCAGGACCAGATCCAGAGCGCGTTGGATTATTACAAAACGGACGAAGACCCGCGATTCTGGTCGCAATCGATAGGTTTCTGGCCGCCCATCTCGTTGAAACGCACGGTGTTAGACGAACGCATCGTCATCAACAACCGCTGCCGGGAAGCCGCCACGTGGTACACCAAGTTCAAGACCTACGCCGCTTTTGATCCTTCCTACGAGGGCGGCGACCGTAAAGTATTTCAGGGTTTCAGGATGGGCCGTCTAGGACCGGACGAAAATGAACGCTGGCAGATTGAATTCATGAAGCCGGTGGAATTAAAAATATCGATCCGGGACGACCATGAAATACACTATCAAATTGTTCAGCAGTGCATCGACCTCTGCGAGATGCTGGAAATTCCACCTGAAAACTTCGCTCTCGGCTCTTCCGGGGAGGGAGGTGGTCTACTGGCAATCTTCCGACGTGAATGGGGGGCCGTGGTCGGGATCGAGGAAGCAGGCATGGTCAGCACTCGCCCGATATCCCACTCCAATCCAAAATCATGCCACGACGAGTATGACCGTGTGGTCACCGAGCTGTGGTTTGCCGTGCGTGAGTTTGCCATTCACGGTTGTCTCCGGGGATTCCCCGACGACGCCTTGCGAGAGTTTTACGTTAGACGGTGGGACATCCAGAACCACAAAGTAAGGCTGGAAACCAAGAAGGAAATGAAAAGCCATTTCCGGCGCAGCCCGGACTATGGCGATGCCGTGAGTTTTTGTGTCGAGCTGGCCAGACGCATGGGCGCCGTAGCCGGTAACCCTGCGCTGATCAAGGTCAAGAAATGGGGCAAGAAAGATCAGGAAGAGTACGACTTGGTGGTGGCCGGCGAGGACAGCTTCGCAACCCAAGGATCAATGGACTATGACTACTAGGGCGCAGCACGAAAAGGAACGCAAGAAAGACGAATTCCCGAACAGCGGTTTGCTTTCCAGGAACGATAAGAAAGACCCAAATAACCCGGAACATAAAAGATACGCCGATTACAAAGGCAAATGCGATATCGGAGGGGTTCCCTATTGGATAAACGGGTACATCAAGGAAAGCGTCCACGGAAAGTTTCTGTCGCTGCAGTTCAGACACCGTGACCCAAGACCAGATGCAGAAACTCATTGAACAGAACACGGTTCCCCCGGACGGCTTCAGATATACTCAGGCAGAGACCCGCACCACGATCCGCGCCCCGGACTACCACAATCTCTTTGAGAACGTCAAGGAACACCGGAAAGCCAACAACCTGCCGTTAGGCACCTTCTGGGAAGCCGAGGTCGAAGACCAGCTTTGCCAGCAGCTTCCGGCCGGATTCTGCAAGCAGTCCGTTCCCGGTCAGGTGCGGAACGTTTTTTCCCGCATTGGCTGGGACGAAGTTGTGCAGGGAACCCAGACTATCGTGGACTGGGCCACTAAAGGGTTCGCTCCGGTAGACCAGAATCTGGCCAATACCAGGGCCGACATCTGCAGCCGGTGTTATTTCAACGTGCAGATCGGCAGCTTGTGCGGAGCCTGTGGCCACCTGCAGAACCTGGCGTCTAAATTTACCGGAGGCCGCAAAACAACTTCCGATCCGTTTTTGAGAGCCTGCTCGGTCTGCAAATGCAGCCTGCAGGTAAAGGTCTGGACGCCGATCGAGTCCATTAACCGTGGAACCAAAACAACCAGCCCGTACCCGGAATTCTGCTGGATTAGACGCGAGCTGGCTACCTTAAGGAGTCATAAAAAATGATCCTCTTGATTCAGTGGCTGGTGTTGGTGGTGATTGTATGCCTATTATACTGGGTCTGCTCGCAGTTTGCCCCGCCGCCCATCATGAAAGTCGTTATGGTGGTGTGCGTGGTAGTGATCGTCATCAGTCTGATCTGGTTGTTTCTTCCGATGCTCCACATAGGAGCATTACCGCCGTCGAGGTAAGTCTATGAGTTGGGAAAGCATTTTACTGGACAGTCTGGAAACCCGTGACCCGTTGACCGGGAAAACCCACATGCACATTCCCGAGACGCGGGTCAAAGACTGCTTCTCGGCCAGGCAAATCTGCCTGAAGATGCTGGACAACGACCGGCTGAGAGCGCGTGAACGCGCCAAAGTTCAGGGCATGATAGACGGAAATCAGCCATATGATCCGGTAAAACTGCGTTCTTTAGGACAAGGTTGGAGAACCAATTTAAATTTTATGGAGGCGCACTCCAACATCCAGAGCGTCAAGACTCCGTATTTTGCTCTGATTGGCAGCGTTCCGCACTTCGCAGATATCCGCACCGCCGATACAGGCCCCAACCGTGAACTCTGGTCTAGCACCATCACCGAGGAGTTCACCAGGATGATCAAACGCTGGCCCAATTTCAGCTTCGAGATGCAGAAAGCGCAGAACGAGCTGGTTAAGTTCGGCATCGGACCCGTTCTGCTAGCTGATGCCTGCGATTGGCGGTTCAAGGCGCTCCGGCACCGAGACCTCCTTGTCCCGGAGCATGGGGCGGCGATTCCATCCGAATGGCCTTACTGGGCTATTCGCACCGAGATGCAGGCCATGGATCTCTGGTTCCGGGTGATGCCCGAGAACGCCGAGTATTCCGAGTCCGTGGGTTGGAACATAGACCAAACCAGAGACGCGGTGATGCTGGCAAGCAAGGATATTTTTGGTGGCCGGATCACTTGGGACGGGCGCAACTGGGAACAATGGCAAACTGCGTTCAAGAACAACGACATCTACATGACCTTGGTGGCCAGCGAATCCCTGATGGTCTACCACCTTTTTATCAAGGAATACTCAGGGAAGCTGTCCCATTACATCCTGGCTGAAAATGCACTCCTGCCAGACTTTCTCTTCAGGCGGGTCGATCGTTATCACAATACCGGGGATGTACTGTCGATATTCCGATCCGACGTTGGAAATGGGGATTACCATTCCATTCGGGGTCTTGGCCGACTGCAGTACCAGCATCTCGAATGCACCAACCGCCTCAAATGTCATCTTTTTGACATGGGGATCGCCGGGACAGCGATAAACCTGCAAGCCCAGACCTCAAAAGCCCGAGATGAACTGATGCTGATGCAGTATGGGCCGGTCAACATCCTGCCGCCCGACGTGCAACTGGTTCAGAACCGCGTGGTCGGATTCCTGTCCGACGCCATCACATTAGACCGGGAACTCAGCTCGCACCTAAGCGCCAACCTCGGCACCTTCCGAAAAGGCGTGGGTTACGGGGCGCAGCAATCGCGGCCGACCGCCACCCAAGTCCAGCAGGATATCATTACTACGACGCAAATATCAGAAGGGCAGATGATCCTGCACTTTCTGGATTTAGACCATCTCTACGAGCAGATGTATCGCCGCGCGTCCGATCCCAACACGTGGGACAAGGAAGCCAAACGGTTTCAGAAATGCTGCCTGAATCGCGGCGTCCCGATGATCGCGATGCGTAATTACGACTTTGTCCGGGCCACCAGAACCGCCGGTTACGGAAGCCCGCAGATGCGACAGATGCGCTCGCAGCAGATGCTCCCGTACCTGGGGATGCTGCCGGAGACCGGCAAGTACAACTGGATCAGGGACGAGGTGATTTCCATTGCCGGACCCGAGAATTTAGACCGCTACTTCCCGCAGCAGGCGTTCCCGACTCACGATCAGTGGGAGGCCAACGTAGAAAACGGCCTGATGCACGCCGGACAACACGTCATGATTGCCGATGGACAGCAGCACGCGGTTCACGTCGATGTCCACCTGACTTCCATCGAGCAGATGATTCAGGCGGCTAACGCGCTGTACCAGCAAGCGCCGGCCACTTCCGGGATCGCCGCGATGATGAAGCTGCAGCAATACGTGCAGACCGAGGTTCCGCATATTCAGGCGCACATGAACCTCTTGGCCAACGACAAGATTCACGCTCCTCAGTATGACGCTCTCCGCACCCGTCTGGGATCGCTCCAAAATGTATTTAGACAAGTTGATGCAATCGTTGAGCAGGGACAGGAGCACATGGCGGCGATGCAACAGGCCCAGCAAACCGCACAGACTGAGGATCAAAT